CAGGTTGCGTAAAAAGTGTTTCAAGAGACTTTTTCACTTCTAACGAATCATCGCTTTCCTGATACTTAAAAACACCGAGTTGCTGATTCATTTTCCACCATGGTTTATGGCGTAAAGAATCGTACTCTTCCGTTATATTGTAAATGTATGTATCAACACGAGAGGAGAAAGTACCGTAACAGAGACACCAATGAGGAGAAATACGGCTTTCGGCCAATTTGGAGGCGTATAATGCGAACAGCGCATCCACATACGCTTCATTGAGTGGATTGTTGATTTTCATAAGGGTATTTTTCCATAATTCGCTGGGTGCTGATAAGGCACCTTCATCTGGTAAGACGTATTCTCCCTCCATAGCGAGCAAGGGGTCCAATAAATGAATACGTTTGATGAAAATATCTCGTTTTGTACCGTCATTAAGGACTAAGGAAGCATCAAAACTTGATTCGCTTTGTCTCTCTACAGTCATCACTCGCTCACCAGATATACCGAGCCAACACGATTTGAATCCTACAAGAGAACCTTCAAGAGATGGTTCTAATTTTTCAAGTGCTGAAAAATACGCTTGGGGTTTCTTGAATTCGGTTAGAGCATCGCAAATGCTTGGTGGTAATTCAGCGGGAGATCCTGACAGTAATAAGGATGAAGGCAATTCAGTGACTGCCGGTTTTGCGACTTTTACGTTGTTGTTGGTTGTATTTCCGCTGCCACTGCGAGCGCCTCCACGGGCACCGCCGCGAGCACCGCCACGAGCACCTCCGCGACCACGAGGTGCGCCATGACCACCACGATTTCGATTAGCACCACCAGGCATTTCTAAAACTCGTGCCGGGTCTAATTTGATAGACTTTACGCATAAAAATTGAGGAAACGCGGTAAAAGAAAAATGAATGAAGTATATATCAATAGAAATGAGTGCTCCGGTAAGACCAGGTATGGGTTTGACGGCGATGTTGCCAACGATGGGCGATTCGGCAACTCCCCGCCCAACAATGAATTTGCGTCTCTCCAAATTCAATATGAATATGATTCCCGATGACGGTGTTGTGCTTTTTATTGGTCGTCGTGGTACCGGTAAGTCTTGGCTCATTAAAGATTTGATGTGGTATAAACAAAAGTTTCCCATCGGCACAGTGTTTTCGGGTACTGAAGGCGCCAACGCTTTCTACGGTTCTATGGTGCCAAGTCTCTTTATTCACGACGAGGTTGTACCACAGACAGTTAGCAATGTACTCAAGCGTCAGGAACAGATTACGAAGCAGATTCGTAAAGAGACCGAGATTCGTGGGTCCTCCCAACTTGACCGTAAAGCGTTCATTATTATGGACGATTGTTTGTACGATAACAAGTGGGTAAACGACAAATGGATTCGTTCATTGTTTATGAACGGCAGACATTACGGCCTCCTTTACATCTTGGCCATTCAGTACGTTATGGGTATTCCGCCAGTCCTACGAGGACAGGTGGATTACGTATTTATTTTACGAGAAAATCAGGTGAGCGCACGTCGTCGCATTTACGAACAGTTCGCCGGTATCTTTCCTACGTTTGAACTTTTCTGCCAGATTATGGACCAATGTACCGAGGATTACGAATGTTTAGTCATTCACAACGGCGCCCATACAAATAAGATTGAGGACTGTGTATTCTGGTACAAGGCACAACCACATCCTGATTTTAAGATTGGATCACGAGACCACTGGGTGCGTTCGGCTGAATATGAGCGACAGAAGGAACTCGCCGAACAGGCGGGTGATACTGGTAATCCTATGTTGACGACGGGGGGTGCGGTGAAGGGGCCTCTGCTTCAGGTGAATAAGTATTAGTCGCAGCACGATTTTCTCGTTCGTATTGTTGCCAGCGGCGAAAAAACTCTAAATCACGTTGGGTCCATCGTCGCCCTGTTGAGCGAGGATTGAACGGATTTTTCCAGAGGTAGCCGGTATGTTCGGCATCTGGATGTAAGCGGGCCAATTCACGTAGCGCATCGTTAATCTCACGCCTGAGCATTTTACACTCCTAAAATAAAAAGAGTTTAGATACAAATACCTCAACACCGTACTCAGCGAATGTAATCAACACCACCGTTCGCTTCAGTGTTCATTGTAATACCGGCACGACCGGTGCTACCGAAGCCGCCTTCACCGCGTAGAGTCGCCCCACCAGGGATTTCATTGACGATTTGAATGCCGCCGAATGGAAGCAGGTCGGGTCCGGCGATTTGAAAGTAGCGGTCGCAAAACGAGATATGGAAATCTTTGCCGGTGGAATAGACCATGGCGAGAAGAGGACCACGGTAGCCAGCATCAATCAAACCGACAGAGTTGGCGAGACGAAGCGGCGTCTTGGAGATTGAGGAGCGAGGGAGCATCCAGTATGCACGAAACTGACCCAGCACAGTGTCGTAGACCGCAGCACGGCAGTTTTGGGCAACTTTGACAGCGGTACCTTCGCTCGCACTTCCGCCAGCGGCGGTGGAACTCATACCAGGTACATTGGCATCCACTGAGAAGAGGTCAAAACCGGCATCCCGTTCCCCAATAGGTTTCGCCATATACGCATCCGCCTGTTTAGCATACATTTCAGCAGTGGCCGGGTCTTCAGGAACTAGGTAGAGCACTAGCATAGTGTTATACCTTGTTAGAAAGTCAGGCGACCCCCAATCATTTTTTTCAATTAACGGAATTTTGATACACAATAACCGGCATCACAACGGTAATTATCGGGACAGAGACCATCGGGATGCTCTGTGCTACAGAAGGATTGGAATCCTTCGTATTGACGAGTCCATCTCCACACCGCCTTGTGAGTAAAATGATATATAAGTGCGAAGAGTAAACCGTGGACGAGTGCGATGACAATTGTATTTGATGATTTTGAAGGGAGGGTAAGAACTACTCCTGGTGTGAGAACAACAAAGAGTAATGCTGTAAAAGCAGTCATTAAATAACTGAACATTCTATCTATTAAAGAGTGAGGGTATTTTCGGTTGGAGCAGCGGAGGCAGCACTGGTGGCAAGAGCAGCGGCAGTTGCGTCTACCGACTTCATTACGGACGCAGTGACAGCTGCGGCGGCCGCTTCGGCCTGTTCACGCTTGCGCTTCATAAATGGATCTTCATCGCCGAACATATCTTTGGCTGGCTTAGATTCATCGGTGACACTTGCGCCAATGACGGGCTTCTTGGTCTTCGCTTCGCCCATACGGAGAATCTTATGTTCCTGGTACAATTCATCACGCTTCTGTTCGTTTTCCTTGTACTTCTTCATGAGGGTATTGAGCTGTTCATCGGCGTATTCCTGGTCGGCAATTTCGCTTGGTTCTGGGTCCCAAGGGAGCCAGAAACCGACCTGGCCGACGTAGACGTTGAACGATGGGTCAATCTTCTGTAATGTCTTACAGCGATGAACCGCTTCGTTGTATGTATCGTAGACACCACGAACCTTGACACCCTGAACGGTTGTACGGAAGTCGTTCTTGGCGAAGAATTCGTCATCTAAACGCTTGCGGTTCTTGAAAAGGAAAGTTTCAAAATCTTCCTTGACGGTTCCTTCACGGAAGTCGGCAACCTTAGATTTTACGTAAGTGCTCATATCTTCGGCAACATCACGTGTAATCTCACGACGAACATCTTTGATGGTTTGTAAGGCGCCACTGAGGTCGGCTAAAACCTGGAGCGCACCACTGAGGTCAGTTGCCTTATCCTTCTTGAGAATTGCGTTTTCAACTACATCCTGAACTTTGGAGGCCGCTTCCTGTACCTTCTGTACTTGGGACATAACAAATCCTTCGGTAGACTTGATTTTGTACTGCATTTCGTAATCCTTGAGAAACTCGGTAAAAAAGAAGAGGTCCTTGTTTTTGAGCACTTTCTGCGGACTGATGAAACTGAGGGCGACATAGTGTTGTCCCGGAATCTCCTTGTCTGCTTCTAAATAAACTTCCTTCTTCTCTACTTCAGTGTTATCCGTCATAGTTCTAGAGCATTGAATGAAATATATCTTTAAACTTTAACGCAAGCCCGTCGGCACTTTTTTTCCTTGCCCGGAGTATAAGAACAATGGACGGATTCAACGGCACTGAACTCTTAACCCGTGCGGTCAAATATTTCCTTGAAGGTCTTGCCGTCGCTGTTGCGATGGTCATCATCCCACGCAAGGTTCCTCAGTTGGAAGAAATCGCCGTTATTGCTACAACAGCTGCGGTCGTTTTCGCCATCTTGGATCTCCTCTCACCCTCTGTCGGTTTAACATCCCGCCAGGGTGCTGGTCTCGCCCTCGGCTCCCAGTTAGCTGGTGGTTTCCGTATGGCTTAAATCCATTAAATAACTTTTCAATTACTCATTTTTAAAATGATTTGTTGAAAAATCTAAACCTGCCAGTTTATTCAAGCATCTCCATTTCATCATCACTATCAACTTCATCAACTTCGTCATCATCGGTAATCTCCGGCTTTCGTGATACGGCCATCTTTGCCTCTATTTTCTTCCATTCACGAGTGATTCCACCCTTCGTTTTTGTATCTAAAGCGATTCGTCCCACATCGTCTTTGTATGTCATTTCAACTATCGTTTCTAGCATATCATCACGAGTAGCACCGATGTCAGTTAATCGGCGAACGATTTCTGCTGGCGTCTTTCCCTTTACAAATAGCATAGAACGCAAAGAATCCATCGTATCAAGCATATCTTCACCGTTACCCCGTAAAATGCCACGAGACCGCATCTCTTTAAGCCATCTGCGATGTTTGAGGCGTTTAGATTGCTTACCTAGCCAGGATGGAAAGATTTGAAATGGCGCAGTACCGGCAGTTGTAGATGCGGCCGATACGACAGCATTAACTGCGTGGGGCATGAGGGACCAAGTTTGCGAGCCACGAATGCGAGAATCTAGAATGTCGTAATCGCCGATAAATCCACCCGCAGTAGCACAACGGTTCATCAGCACTGAATCGTTTGGACGCGAACCACGAGGTTTTCCTACGGCGGCTACATATCCTTCGGCCACCATCAGGGGAATCATACCGTAATCAAGAAATACGAGTTGCTCTTTCAATTCAAGAGAATCGCCGCCTCCAATGAGTCTACCGGTGGCGGAGAAGGCGTCTACACGCTGTAATGCGTCTTTGCCTCCTCCAACCAGCGACGCCGAGGAGAACTGGAGAGCGTTGATAACTGAACGAATATCATTACCGTTTCGTTCGCACAATTCTTCCAGGTCCGCCACCGAATACGATAGTTTTTCCGCTTTGACCACCCGTTCGTGAATCGCCTTAGCGATTACAGTTTTCGTAGGACGCTGAAAACGGATGTCTAGACAACAGGAGACGAGTGGTCGCAAACGGGGAGTTCCACGCTCGTTGGCGATACAAATAATGGGAAAGGAACACTCTTTGATGACGCGAGCGAGTTCACCGATGCCACCTCGGTCTCCGGTACTCATACCGTCCACTTCGTCCATAACGATGACTCGGCGACGACCTACGAAGCCGCTGCATTTCGCCTC